GAAAATGCAGGCCTTGTTGACACTGTAAAGCTACTTTGTCATGCATGGTATAAAGGCCTGGGCCTGGTTCAGGACAGGTTAATAACTTATTGCAGGCAGGCCATACCAAGCCAGGAACATCTGAGCCTGGCTGATTTTGTGTCCCTAGAGCCTCAGGCACTAGCGAATAAGCTAGTAAAATCCTACACTCTAATGAGTAATGAATTAGTGACAGAGGAGGAGGCCTAATTATGAACATTGATAGAATCGAACGCTTAATAAGTGAGTTCATAGCTGAACTCGAGGACTTCGGAACCGATGGGAACTATCACGTGCTAAACGCTATTGATAACCTAACAGCAGCATTGATGGAGCTGGAAGAATTAGAACTTATACCAGAACTGAACATGGAAGAATAACAGTTAAACTGCTATCACTGAAGGTGCACCTAACACGGTGCACCTTCTTTTTGTGTAAATGAGCGCATTATAACCGAAGTCTAAACCCAAGTCTATAACTGGAATTAAAGTGGTATACTTTTGTTAACCTGTGGAAAGCCCCCCCCCGTTAAAAAAGTTATCCACAGCCGCTCGTCTACTTTCCTCTCGCAAATTTTAGGTGAAAAATCCGATTTAAGGCATTTAACGAATTTACGATACCGAAATTGTAAAATTAGGCATTTTGGATATAGTTGTGAGTAAATTATCATGAATATAGTGAAAACGCAAAATACACGAAAAGTGGGTATGGAAAAATCAATGTTTCTTGGCACTGATTTTTGACAAAAACACGTATTTTAAGATTATAGGATTTTAAGGATTTTTGGTGTTAGAAAAAAAATTAAAAGCCGCTTTATAATTAAAATATAAAGATAAACAATAGAAGATAAGAGTAACATATTAAAGATAAGAAGAACATATTCTTCTTCTTCTTTTTCTTTTTTTTAACTTAAAATATATAATTAAAGAAAAGAAAATAAGATATTCTTCTTATTCTTATCTTCTTATTCTTATATATAATAAAAGAAATAAGATAATCTTCTTCTTATTCTTATAATTAATTAATAATTAAAAAAAAAGAAGAATATATTAATTAATTAATATAAGGTTCTAAAGAAATATATATTAAAATATATATGTTCTTCGGTTTTTAATTAATAAATAATACTTAAGATAAGTAGGAGGTAAAAGATGGATTTATTCTTTAGTTTAAATACAGTAGAAGATAAAAACAAAGAGATAGAAATGTTACTTATAAACAACATAGAGAATTTTTTCATTAAATTAAAAGCTGGAAAGCTTAAAAAAGAAGATTTAAGTAACATAGCGTCATTGTTTAGTTTAACGGAATTAGAAAGAGGATTGTTATTGTTAGAGTATTACGGTTTTTTGGGAATTAAATTCTTCAATCGTTATTTTGGAAAATTAATATACGTAAACGTTTTAAACAGTAAATTATCTGAAGAAGCGAAAAACAGAATAAAAGAGATTTGCATTAAAAACTGTCCAGAAATTAAAGATGATATGTAAATTTGTGAAACAAAGCGTGTTATAATAAGATGGGAGGTGAAAAAGTGAACATACTGTTAACAAACGATGACGGTTATGAAGCTGAAGGATTTAGAGAGTTAAAACACGTCTTAGAAGCAGAAGGACACTTTGTGATTGCTTGTTCAACTACAAAAAATGCCAGTGGTTGTGGTTCTGGAAGAGATTTATCGCTACTTTGGGAAGTAGAAGTTCATGAAGACGGAAAAACTCCGATATTTGCCATTAGAACGGACAGAACTGTAAACTGTATAGATTTTGGTAAATTTTATTTTGAAACGCTTGGTAAGGATATAGATATGGTCTTAGTTGGAATTAATCACGGACCTAATTTCACATGGACTGATTTATACAATTCTGGAACAATGGGTGCAGGAGCTTACGCAGTTCATAAAAAATACACTTCTATAGCCCTATCTGAAATAAACGGACATTACAGATATTTCCCAGAATTAGCCAAATTCGTTGTTGAAAAAATATACCAATTCGATGTTCCTGAAGGAACGTTGTTAAGTATCAACTTTCCTGATTGTAAGCCTGATGAATTCAAAGAAGATTTTGCGGTGCTTCCTTCTAATTTAGATGGTGGTTGGCACAGATATTTTGAAACGCATTCAGATGGCAACGTAATGTATGTAAAAGTGTTACCAGTCCGTGTTCGTAGTATAGCTGAAGAGTTTNTATCACAAAACAANGCTGTTGTNCAATTCTTAAAAGTTCCTTACGAATAGGTGATAATATGGCTAAGCGACTAAGGNCNCCATTTNNGTGGATAGGCGGCAAACATTTTATGGTNAANAAACTCTTGCCTTTANTACCGAAACACCACACGTATGTNGAGGTGTTTGGTGGNGCNGCCAACTTACTTTTAGCTAAAGATCCATCGCCGGTGGAGGTGTATAACGACATTGACAGTGGGCTAGTTAACTTCTTTAGGGTGCTAAGGGATAAAAATAAGTTTCAGAAATTTTACGAGCAGGTCGTGCTAATGCCTTACTCCCGAGAGGAGTACAATGAATGCCGGGAGACCTGGGACAAAGAAGAGGACGACGTGCAGATGGCAGTTAAATGGTTTGTGGTGGCAAGGCAGAGCTTTAGCGGCAACTTCGGCCGCTCCTGGGGATATGTTGTAACAAGTTCAGTACGTGGAATGGCGAATCCTGTAAGCAAGTACTGGGGAGCCATAGACATGTTACCTGAGGTTGCTGAGAGGTTGTTACGGGTTCAGATAGAGCACAACGATTTTAGAAAAATTCTTAAGGCGTACGATACCGAAAACACTTTCTTTTACTTAGATCCGCCATATGTGCTAGATACACGAACCGAAGCTGTGTATCGTTACGAGATGGCTTTAGAAGACCATCAGGAGTTAGTGGATATGCTGCTGCACATTACGGGTAAAGCAATGCTATCGGGTTACGACCACGAAGTCTATAAGCCGTTAGAAGAAGCTGGGTGGACTAAATTGGTGTTTGAAGCTATGTGCATGGTTCCAGGAAGGACTAGAGCCACGAAGTACATCTGTAATGACAGCAATAAGCATAAACTTAAGCGTAAAGAGTGTGTTTGGCTAAATTACGTTCCTGCTCCACAAAAGCAGATGGAGCTGCTGGACGTAAAGTACGGGACGTAAACAATGTTAATCCAGGTAATGGCACCGGGACACAAGGTGGTATAATAGTACTATGAATTACGTTAAAATGCAAGATACGGCAATAATGGGTGTGCAGGCACCAGGAGTGTTTTGGTGTGAATTCTGACATTTATGCCGCAGTACGTACACGTGCTAATGGACGCTGTGAGCTGTGTGGTAAGTTAACCAGCGATTTAGAGCTACATCACGTTGTGTCTGGTTACGGGAGACGCCAGCAGTACGAGAGCATTGACACATGCCTAATGCTGTGTCATGAGTGCCACGAGCAGGTGCACAGAGATGCGAAGCTAAACCGAGCACTAAAACTGTTAATTCAGGAGAGATTAATGCGTGCTGGTAGAACTGAAGATGAGGTTAGACAGATAATGGGGGGCAGGTTGTTGTGATGCTTAATTCACAGGCCATAAAAGCAGTGAATAAAAGGGGGTGATAGAGTAAATGGGTAGGCAAAAGAAATTCACCGACAGCAAAAAAGAAGCTTTTATTAACCGTATAGCGAATGGGGAGACAATAACTAATATATGTAAGGAGATGGGCATTGATAGTTCAACCTATCGTAAGGCACGCTTAGCTGATCCAGAGTTTGCACAAGCTGTAGATGAAGCTAAGAAGATGCGTCTGCATTTAGTAGAAGATGCTTTATTTCAATCAGCCATTAACGGTAACGTACTTGCTCAGAAATTCTACCTGGTTAACCGTGGCGGTGGCGAGTGGAGGGAGATGCACTACGTTACCCAAGATAGTAAAAGTGAGGTGACGGTAAGGTATGACGAAACGGCCGCCAAAAAAATCATCACTGACGAAGAAAGCAGAAAGCTTTTTAGCCAGCTGTTTGAACGAATACTTCTTAGCCAGGACGATGCCGCTGGGTCTGATGAAGCTGGAGATGGGGAGTAGGTATGTGCATAACTGGCATTTGAGGCTATTAAACGATAAATTGATGGACGTAGCTGAAGGAAAAATAACCCGGTTAATGGTATTCATGCCCCCAAGGCATGCTAAGAGTTCAGTAGTGTCGCATTACTTCGCAGCTTGGTTTTTAGGCAACAACCCAGATAAGAGAGTAATCCTTTCTAGCTACGAAGCCGATTTTGCAGCTTCGTGGGGTAGAAAGGTTAGAGATACCTTAGAACGCTATGGCAAGGACGTGTACGGGGTAAGTATTAGAGAAGATAACTCAGCTAGTAACCGGTGGGAGATAAGCAAGTATGGCGGTGGTATGAACACAGCCGGTGTAGGTGGCAGTATTACGGGTAAAGGTGCAGACCTATTGATAATAGATGACCCAGTAAAAAACGCAGAAGAAGCAAACAGTAAAACGCTTAGGGATAAGGCCTGGGACTGGTACAAGTCTACGGCATACACCAGGTTAGAACCGGGGGGCAGGGTGATACTGATCCAGACTCGTTGGCATGAAGATGACCTCGCTGGTAGGATACTAAAAGAGATGCAAAGTGGTGGGGAGCAGTGGGAGCTAATATCGTTACCAGCAGTAGCTGAACAAGACGAGTACTACGAAGGCAAGCTAGTAAGGCACAAAGGAGAAGCGCTATGGCCTGCACGGTATGATGTAGATAAGCTTAAAGAAATAGAAAAAACGCTTGGATCATACTGGTGGGCTGCTCTGTACCAGCAGAGGCCAGCGCCAGAGGAAGGATCCATGATTAAACGTAGCTGGTGGAAGTTTTATAAAGAGCTGCCTGGTGACATTGATGAGTACATACAAAGCTGGGACATGGCATTTACGGGTACAGATCAGAGCGACTATGTAGTAGGCCAAGTGTGGGCACGTAAGGGAGCCAATAAGTATTTAGTAGACCAGGTGAGAGATAAGTTAGACTTCCCAAGCACTATAGCGGCAGTAAAGATGCTGTCAGCAAAATACCCGCAAGCATATGCTAAGATAGTGGAAGATAAAGCAAATGGCCCAGCAGTTATCCAATATCTGAAAGATGAAATACCGGGATTAATACCTTACACTCCACAAGGCAGTAAAGTAGCACGGGTAGCAGCAGTCAGTGCTGAGATTGAAGCAGGCAATGTGTACGTGCCAGAAAATGCACCTTGGGTAAATGATTTTATAGAAGAATGTGCAGCATTCCCAAATGGGTTACATGATGACCAGGTAGATGCCATGACACAGGCCTTAATTAGGCTCAGGGGAGAGCGAGTACAATTATGGTGAAAGGGGGTGGACAGGTGACATTCACTGAGAGGCTTAGATTATGGGGCAAAGCTACAGCTAATTTATTTACGGGTAGAGCTGGCGCAGATAATTTATTTACCGGATTATTTACTGGAGCGTACGGGCTACCGCCGGAGAGAGGTACAAAAGAGTTATTAGATGCGTACAATACAATGCCCTGGCTTCGGGCAGTTACAAATAAAGTGTCCCGTAGCGTGGCCAGCACGACCTGGCAGCTATATGTGGTTAGGCAGAGTGGTAAAGCCATAAAGTCAGCTAAGCTTCAGAGAGCCGATTACACCACTAGAAGAAAAATGTACGAAGGACTAAAGAAGGAAGAAGTACTAGAAGAGATAGACCAGCACCCGTTACTAGACCTACTAGATAAGGCCAGTGAGTACCTGACTGGATTTGCTGCTAGGCAATTATCGCAGATTTACCTTGATTTAGTAGGTGAAGCATTTTGGCTGCTTGAAAGAAACGGGTTAGGCGTACCGGTGGCGTACTGGATACTGCCGCCAGACTGGGTAATAGGCACTCCTACTCCTGAACATCCTAGCTATAAGGTTTCTTTTGTAGGATGGCAGGGGGAGATACCGGCTAGTGAGATTATTTGGTTTAATGACCCGAACCCAGTAAACCCGTATGCTAGAGGCAGTGGCACCGGTAGAGCCTTAGCAGACGAATTAGAAACTGACGAATACGCAGCCAAGCACGTAAAAAGCTGGTTCTTTAATAGGGCCAGGCCAGACGTAATAATTAGTGCTGATGGATTAAGCCCAGCAGACACAGCCCGGTTAGAAGAAGACTGGGTGCGTAAGAACCAGGGATTCTGGAGGGCTTATAAGCCTTATTTCTTATCTAAGAAGGTAGACGTACAGGCATTATCGCAGACGTTTGAAAACATGCAGCTAGTAGACCTGAGGAAATACGAACGGGACACCATACTGCAGGTGTTTGGTATACCGCCCGAAATAGTAGGAGTAATAGAAAATTCTAACAGGGCAACGATTGAAGCTGCAGATTATCTGTTTGCTAAATGGGTGCTGGTACCTAGGCTTGAGTTCTTGCGTAACATTTTACAGGAAAAGCTAGTGCCACAATTTGATGACAGGCTAGTAATAGACTACGAATCACCGGTAACTGAAGACAGAGAATTTATTTTAAGGGCAGCACAGTCAGCGCCCTGGAGCTTAACTGTAGATGAGTGGCGTGAGCTTCAGGGATTAGAACCTTTACCCGATGATAAGGGCCAGGTATACATGCTCCCGTTTAATTTATACCCATCTCCCAGCTTAGGTGGGTCTGCTGAACCGGCAGAAGAATTAGTTAGCCAGGAGCCAGCACCACCAGCGAGCCAGGAAACTGGACAGCCCGAAACAGAAGAACCAGAGAAGCAGCAAAAGATAGCTAAGCAGTTTAACGAAGATGATATTAAAAAGCTAATTAAGCTGGTTACTGAACAGGTGCTAATAGACCGGATGAAGCCAATCTACGCTCAGGTAGTAGAAGCGTTCGGCCAGCAGGCCATTGATGACATAGGCATAGAGGGCCGGTTTGACTTACTAGACCCAAGAGCAATACACTTCTTAGATACTGAAGCTGCACAGTACGCGAAGGGCATAAACCAGACTACCAGGCGCCGGTTACAGGNTACACTGATTGNAGGAGTTAAAAACGGGGAGAGCATCCCGAAACTGATGGACAGGGTGTCTAGTGTGTTTACTGAAGCAAAGACCTGGAGAGCTGAAGCCATAGCTAGGACTGAAACAGTCAGGGCATCTAACTTCGGCGGGTACGAAGGCATGAAGCAGGTAGGCATAGAAATGAAGGAGTGGCTGGCTACACGGGATGAACGGGTAAGAGAAAGCCACTTAGAAACTGACGGTCAGATCGTGCCTATAGACGAGCCATTTATTTTAGGCAGTGGTGCTGAAGCTATGTACCCAGGAGATAGTGGTGAGCCGGAAGAAGACATTAACTGCAGGTGCACTGTGGCTCCGGTATTTGAAGGCAAGAGCATGTATGGCACAGAGGAGCTACGAACTAAGGCCTGGACAAAGTATGAAAATACACGTATACCCTGGGAGCGTAAGATGAGTGCAGCTGTTAAAAAGGCGTTCCAGGAGCAGCAAAACGCTGTTTTAGAAGAACTAAAGAAACTTTCATAAGGGGGTGGAACAGTGGACGAAATAGTAATGAACATTGAGGAATTTAAGCAGAAGGTATTTAGTAATGAACCAGTAAACGAAGTTATAGTCAGAAAGCAGTTTAATGCTGAAGTAAAGCAGTTAGAAGAAGAGCTGACACTGGACTTTACAATTAGTACTGGTAGCGTGGACAGGGACGGGGACAAGATTAACCCAGCTGGCTGGAAGGTGGACAATTACATGAAGAACCCGGTAGTACTATTCGCACATGACTATAAGAGCTTGCCGGTAGCAAATGCTACAGCTATATGGGTAGAAGGCAACGCATTAAGGGCACGGGCGAAGTTTACGCCAGAGGAGCTGTACCCGTTTGGTTACATGGTTTATAGATTTTATAGAGATGGCTTCATGAAGGCTACATCAGTCGGCTTTAACCCGATTAAGTGGGAGCCCAGTAAGGACAGAAAAGAAGGCATAGACTTTGAAGAACAGGAGCTATTAGAATTTTCGTGCGTGCCAGTGCCAGCTAACCCTGAAGCTTTAGTGGTAGCTAAGAGTAAGGGTATAAACGTGACACCACTAAAAGAGTGGGCTGAACGCATCTTAGATGAGTGGTCAGAAGACGAAGATGGCATTCTTATCCCGAAGAGTAACGTGGAGCAGATTTATAAATTGCTTAATGGTAAAAGAATATACACCATACAGAAGGGAGGTGCTGAGGTGAACAAAGGAGTAATCACGTACGGG